CCTGTTGGTAGCTCTGCTCGGTACCGCGCAGCGCCTGCTGCTGCTGGCGGTAGGCGCTCACATCGCGCTGGGCGCTGTTCAGGCGCCGGAGGGTGGCTTGCTGCGCCTGTAGGGCCGAAGCCAGCCCCTTGCTGCCGGCCATGACTTTGCGGAAGGGAGCGGTGGCCTGATCGAGAGCCTGCAGCACCACCTGCAGGCGAAGGTTGCCGCCGCTCATGCGACGACAACCGATGTACCGGCTACGCCGAGGGCGTGTCGGTCGGTGAGGAAACCAGCGCCGCCAGCAGGCGGCACAGCGCGCTCAATGCCCAGGTCAGCAGAGTGCCGACTCCGCAAAGCAGGAGGCCCGCCAAGGCGATGAAGACCACTATGTCCATGGGCGAAAGGTATCACGGCTCGGCTCCACTTCTTACACGGGCGCGCTCGCGCCATTCGATCAGTTCAAACAGCGAGAGGGCCGATAGCTCGGTGAGGGTGAATGGGAAAATCACCGCGATATCGGCCATGAAATCCTCTACGCGCTGAGGAATTCCCGCTGCGCCTTCGGCACAAAAAAACCAGCGGCGAGGGTGCCGATGGCGACCAGGTCGACAGGGTCCAGCTTGTTCACGTCGGCAGCCGTCAGCGTCGGCTCGGTGATGCGCGGCAGCAGCGCGGCCACCGCGCTCACGTCGATCTGCAGCAGGTCCACCAGCTTGATGCCGCGCAGCTCCCCGGCGTTGGGCTTGCGCAGCTTGATGGTGGTGATGACCTGCTCGCCGCGCTGGATTGGGTAGTCGAGGGTGACCGTGTTGGCGTCGATGGCTTCGGCACCGGCGGTGGTGGTGGCTTTGTCAGTCATGTCGTGGGTCTCTCAGGGCAGAGGTGGGCCGGGCCGCTGAGGCAGCCCGGTTATGTGGGTCAGGCGCCGATGGCGCGTCGCTGGCCGGCCAGCTGGTCCACGCCGTTGACGATGAACACCATGCCGACCATGTCGATTTCGATCTCGGTACGGCCGTTGATGCTCAGCTTGTAGTAGCTGGCGGTGGTCTTCACGCTGAACTCGGTGTCGTCACCGACCTTGCCGGTGCCGGGGTCAATCTCGCTGTGGCGGCCGCGGATGACGATCTCCAACGCGTCCACGTCGGCGCTATCTTCGCGCTGGTATGCGCCAGCGAAGCGCAGCTGCACGGCGTTGTGAGCGATGGCGCCGTACTGGCGCAGCACGTCGCGCATCAGTCCGCCGCACTTCCATTCCAGTTCGATCTTTTCCTGGCCGAGGTCGATATCGATGGGGCCGAGCATGCCGCCGGCGCGGTATTCCTCCATCTTGCGGGTCAAGGTCGGCAGCTTGACCTCGGTGACCTGGCCCAGGTAGCTGAGGCCGTCATTGAACAGGTTGAGATTCTTGAGCTTGCTGGGCATGGACATGGGAATGGTTCCTCAGTACGGCATCAGCCGTTGATACGGGCCGGGAAGTCGGCGAAGTAGCGGTCGGTGATGCGCTGGTTCAGCACCAGGTTCTCCAGCGGCGGTACCGGCGTGTAGTCGTAATCGATGGTCACCCGGCCGGCCTTCAGCTGGCTGGGCTCGTTGGCGGCTTCGTCGTACCAGGCCGATGCACCCAGCACGTAGCCCGCGTTCACCAGCTCGCGGAATTTGGCATTGATGCTCTCCAGCATGTCGCGGATGAGCGACGGATGCTCGGGCTTGTCGATGTAGACCATCTGCGCCTCTGCAATGGTGTCGGCCAGGATCTGCGCGGTGCGCGTGGCCGTCTCGAAGGCGAACAGCGGGTCGTCGCTGCAGGTTCGCGAACCCCAGAACTTGTAGCCGTTGGAGTTGATGAGGGTGGTGATGTCGGCGGCGTTCAGCAGGCCAGCGTCGGTCGCCGGATCTTGCAGATCCCAGTGCACGTCGCGGCTGATGCCGGTCACGCCGGCGACGGCCACATTGGAGATCGATTTGTGCCAACCCTGCTGCTCATCGATCATCGCGCGCAGGCCCAGGGCGCGGGCGGTCGCGAACGCCATGCTGGTGGTGGCGTCGGCAGTGTTGAACGCGACGAAGTCGGGATAGATCAGCATCAGCTCGCGCTGGCTGAACTGCTCGCGATAGGCGATGGCTTCGCTGACCGAGGCACTGGCGGCACAGCTCACGTAGGCCATCGCGCGCAGCTTCTTGGCGATGACCGCCAGCGCGGCCGAAACCGGCTGGGTGTCCAGACCGGGTGCGCCCAGGATGCGCGGACGCACGCCTACCTGCGCCTCAGCCACCAGCAGCGCCTGCATGCCGGTGAAGGTGGCGCCGTCCTTCTTGCCGATCACGTTGGCGGTGGTGGCGCTGTCGTCGGAACCTTCGGCGACGCGCACCACCACGGTAATGGCGTTGGCCTGGTCGGCAATGGCCTGCAGCGTGGCGCGCAGCGTGCCGCTGGTGCCGGCCTTGCCGACGGCGCCCAGCACGTCGGTCAGCAGCACCGGTCGGTCGAGGGGGAACAGCGCGGCGTCGGCGTCCTGCGCGGTGCAGACGACGCCGACAACAGCGGTGGCAACAGTGCGAATCGGACGCACGCCGCCGTTGATTTCGATGACGCGTACGCCGTGGTGGTAGTCGGTGGCCATGAGGGAACTCCTGCGGTTATGGGGTGCGGAAGCGAAGCGGGACGGAGAGACGGGTGGTGCTGGAGGCGCCGGCGGGCACCGTGCGCTGGCCATCCAGATCCAGCACGAACGTGCCTGGCTCCTGACCACGCGAGAGGGTGATGCGGCTGAGGCGCAGGCGCGGCTCCCAACGCATCAGCGCCGTCGCAGTAGCGCCATACAGGCGCAACCGCGTGGCTTCGTTGAACGGCTGGTCGATCAGCTCCGGCAGCAGCGAGCCGTAGTCGCGGCGCTGGATGCGCGAGCCGATGGGAGTAGTGAGAATGTCGGCAATGGACTGCCGCAGATGCGCGGTGTCGTCCTTGAAACTGCCTGCCTGACCGTCCATGCCGATCATGCCGGCGGTCCCGACGTGCCGCTGCCCGGCTGCACCGCCCCGTGCTTATGCTGCTTGAGGCTGATGCCGCCGCCCACAACGTCCTCGGAAGCCTCAGCCTTGCCGTTGATGGTGACCTGGCCGGTGATGCTGGTATCGCCGTTGATGGTGACCGGCCCATTGATCGTCACGCCACCGTCTGCGGTGATCGTGGCAATGCCACCGCTGGGCAGGACGGCTGCGAGCGCATGTGACGCGCTGTCGTAGCTGATGACAGCGCCATCACTGAACTTGACCATGACCAGATCCGCATTGTCGGACGGGGCGGGGTACTGGTCGCAGTACAGGCCGCGCAGGGCGACCGCATTGGCCAGGTCGCCGTCGCTGCACACCAGCGTCACCTGCTCGCCGACGCTCGGCGGTGCCCACACCGCGAGCGTGCCGGCGGCGGACGCCAGCCATGGGATGTAGTCGGTATGGGCCTCGCCCGTGCGGACACGACACAGCGCACGCGCATGATCGACCGTCGTCACCACGCCATGGCGCAGCAGGTTGTTGATCTGTTGGGGCTGGGCGCTATCCATGCGCCCATGTTGTGCCGTGCCTCTCGCGCGCGCACGTAATGGCACGCGTAGATCGACGTGCTACAAAGCTGCGGTTACCACCAGCCGGCCGCGCCTACGCTGGCCACCATGATGGAACGGCTGACGTTCCCGCCGGCCCTTCGCATGAGGCAGTGGAACTCCACATCCGCGCGCACATTCTGGCCGGAAGCGCTGGGCACGCTGACCTGGGCCGAGCACGACTGCGAAGCGCTGGCATTGCGCCAGTCCGGCGCCGTACTGCCAACGTTCGCTGCGCCAACGTTGGCGAACTCGAAGCGCACGTCGTACTCGCCCACGCCGCCGTTGCGCAGCCACATCCCGCGCTCTGCCACGCGGCTGGAGTTGTTGCCGCCGCCGATGGTCGACACCCAGACCTCGTAGGCGCCGTCAGCGTTAATGCGCAGCTCCACCTGCGCCGAGGTGTTGCCCTGCGCGTTGGTGTCGGATTGGTTGTGTGCGGAGAAGCCCTTGCCGTGAAAGGGCAGAACGTAGGTTGCTGTGCCCTTTGCAGCCCACAGGTTCGACACGTCGACGCCGCCGGAGCGATACCCCACGTCGCCACGCTTCTGGCCGTACTGGATGTGGGCATACCGGAGCGGTTGCCCGCTCCGCCGGTATCCGCTGGCGGTCGGGCCATCGCCCATCACGTCGGGGTCGAACAGGTCGTCGAAGTCATAGCCATTGATGCGGTATCCGCTCGCCATGTCAGACCCTCTCCCGCAGCTCGCGGACCTGGCCAGCAAGCTCCTGAATCGCCCGGGCCAGTACCGGTAGCAGTTGGTCGAGCTTGATGGATGGAACGCGCTCTCCGTCGAACTCGACGCCATCCATATCCACAGCCTCGGGCACCAGATGCGCCAGCTGTTCGGCGACGAAGAACAGCCGCCGGCGCCCGTCGCCGTTGTACTCCGGCTTGTAGCGGCCTGCGGCCAGTTCCATGCGCTCGACTGCTGCCAGGCCATAGGACACTGGGCCGTCGATGTCCTTCAGCTTGCGCGACGAGCCGAAGTCGAAGCCCCCGACAGCGATGACGGAGCCGACGAATTCCGCGCTGCTATTTTTGATCTTTGCGAGAGTGAGATTGGCGCCGATGTTGAAGAAGTGGATGCCATCGGCAACTGAATCGCTGATGTTGGCGAAGACCTTATAGCCAACGCTGCCGGCGGGCGAATAGAACTGGATTTCCGGAATGTTCTTCTGAATGACGTCATTAGTTTCCGTGCGGAACGAGCTGGTG